TCTTCTTCTTCTTCTTCTTTCTTACCTTTCTTAGGCTTTTCTTCCTTTTCGCCCTCTTCTTCCTCTTCCTTCGCCTCTACAATCTCTTCATCTTCATCAATTTCTTCTTCAATGAGATCTTCATCGTCGAGTTCTTCTTCTTCCTTGCGAAGACCCTTCATAGCATCAGCACCTTTAGCACCCTTATTTACAACATCTCTTACTTGCTTAAGAGTTGCTCCAGGTGTTTTAAGTTTTGCTGAATCATCATCAGACTTATAATTTTCTGGCGTTGGTCCACCAAGATCTTCCCAACCAGCAGTTTGACCATCAGGAATACCTGTGGTTAGTTTTGGCATCGGATCCGCTGCTTTAGCATTTGCATTAACAGCGGTTCTGGATTGCTTTGTGCCTACTTCCATTTCTTGTAAATCTCCACGAGACATTTGAACTCTCCGATTAACCTTTAGTAATTTAATCTATATTTATTTATAAATTAAGAAATTACAATGAATTTAAAAAATCATTAAATAACTTAATTTTATTTTCCTGTAAACGTCTTTGGTCTACAAGAGTGTTAATTCTGCGTTTTGTATTCTCTGCAGACCTCTCCCTAAGCATTCCACCATCCCAAATCCACTCTTTTCCTTCCATAATTCCTTGAACAAAGGCATCGGGGGCAGAAGGATCCGCTACAATATCAGCAGCGGTCGCAAGCATAAAATCTTCACCGACTTCAGTATAACCTTCGTTATTTGGTTTTACTGAACCAATACCACGAGAAGAAACGCCAAGAGTTACTCCTTCTTTGAGTAATGATTCTGCAATCTTACCCATTGGAGTGGAAAGAATCTGTGCTTTACCAATGAAATTATTTCCTTCACGTTGAAGCGAAACAATCTTGTGAGAAACACGATCAAGATTTACAGTTGGTCCGTCTGGGTGACCAAGTTCTCCAAGAGCACGACCTTTATTCACATACTGCTCAGTGTAACGCTTTACCTCTCTTTCCATAACAGGTAGACGATACATTCTACCATTTCTGTTTACTACTTCAGTTTGAAGGAAAGGACCTTGAATGTAAAGTGTCTTTTTACCATTAACTGTTTCTGTAAGAACTTCTACCTGTTCGATTTCTTCGGTGATTAGTTTCATCATGCTTGTCCTGAAATTTGTACTTGTTGTGCGTATAATGTACCAGCACCACCTTCTGTTCTTGCAGCCAATCTATATGACAATGATACAGTTGCATCTGGTGAAGTAAATGCCGTTAATATGCCACTAGAGTTATAATTTACAGTAAACCTTCTCTGATAATATCCATCAACACTAGAAGATGTATTCACAGAAATAACTTCGGCATGAGTAAAGTTATGATATTGTGATCCAGAAAGAGTTACAAAATCGCCAACACCAAAAGGTGCTTGGGTACCTTCCGGACAATCAATAATTGTTGTAGTTCCAGTAGTTACACCAACAACTCTATTCGATGCTTTTGTAATTGCTAAAGTTGATGAAGATCCTGCTGGGATATAATAGTCTGAAGTTGTAGCTGATGGATTTGTTCCTATTGCAACAAATGCCCCTGCAGTTACGGCAACAACTCTTACCACATTTGTTTGTGCAGTAAAAGAAGTTGTCATTGATGATGCTGCACCAGTTGTTAATGAAATTCCCGCACCTATTGGTCTATGAGCCATTATTTTTATAATACATTTTTAGTTATTTATTATTTGATCAAATTAAGATAAAATATCTATTGATCTTCTGAGGTTTCATTATTCGAATCATTAAATCCAAACAATGAATTGGAAATTGATGGGCGTATAGCTTCTATTTTTTCTGTTGATTTTGCAAATAACAGATCTTTAATTTTATCGCTAATTTGAGATGGTGATTCATCCGCAGCAATCATGTCAAGAAGTTCTTCCATTTTAATTAAATTTGAAATTTTTTATATTTATATTTGATTAGATCTTTCCACCTTTAGGTGGTTCCATTCCTTTATCAGATACTTCAACTTGAGCAGCATCTGCGTTCAAATCTGGTTCCATAACTGGTTCTCCTAGATTTGCATCCATGCCTTGATCCATTGGCATTCCTGTAGCGGGATCTACGGGTGCATTTGGATCCGGAATTATTCCTGATTCGATTTCTTTTTGGATAATTTTATCTTCTTCAATAATTTCCAAATCAGTTTGTCTAAGAATTTTTCTTCTTACATAATCTTGTGAGAAATATTTTCCGACATATGGTTCTGCTGTAGCAACCAAATTCAATCTTTCCGTAAGTAGTTCTGCATCCTTTAATTCAGAGAAATGATTGTCATATAGGAAATTGTATTGAATATGCTCACCCATTTTATCCCAATCGCTTGGAGTAATAATATTCTTTAATATTAATTGAGTTTTGAGCATATCATTGAACAAATAAGAGAATCTCTTTCTCAATCTCGCTACAAATTTTGTAAATTTGAGTTCATCTCTTAATATTTCAGAAGAACGTCCCAAATTAAATCCACTTTCTCCACCAATTCTTGTTGGGGGAACGTTCAATGAACGATATAATTTTTCTTGGAAATACTTAATGTCAGTAATTTCTCCAAGATTTTGTCCACCTGGAAGTGTAGTAATTTCAGTTCCTCTACCACCTTCACGACGAGGAAGCCAAAAATCTTCAAGCATACTCACAAATTTCTTATCATCTCTGATTTCTCCAGTGGAAGCATCATATACCAGTTTATTACGATATCTCATCATAACGTCACGGAGGTATTGCTCTGCTTTTACTTTTGGTAGATTGCCAACGTCAATATAAAAAATACGACGTTCTGGTGCGCGTGACAAACGGTAGATAACTAACGAATCTTCAATCATTCTTAACTGATTGAGAGATTTGATTGCCTTGTGAAGATATGAAAGTGTTGATCCTTTATTTCTATCAACCAATCCAGAAGTGCAGTATGCAATGGAATCTCTAGAAAATTTGATTCCACCAATGCCACCAAGGCTAGATGGATTGTTGGCAGGATAGTTCATTTTTGGATTATAAATGAAATATTCCTGAATTTCTGGGAATTCATAATCCATTGGATCATCGACGTTCACATTTGCAAGTCGATATAATTTTTTATCTTCTTCTTTTTTCTTTTGTTGCCTTACATATCGCATTTTCATTGCGTCTATGTATCTAAGTTCTTGAATTCCTGCCTGAGGATTTTTTAAATCAATTACTTTGTGGTAGTAAAGTCTTCCATCGATGTACCAATTTCTATAAATCTCATGAGATTTCCTATCAAAATCCAATAATTCTAGTATATACTTAAACTCTTCTCTTATTTTTTTCTTGATTCCATCACTTGCATTGAGATTTGAAAGTTCAATCTCTACAGGAGAATCATTTGAATCTGAGACTATAGCCTCATTTACTATATCTTCAATGGCACTATCACACTCTGGGTGAAGTGCCATTTCTCGATATCTTTTTATCAAATCAAATTCAGTTCTATAAACACCTTCAATATCTACATAAGATCCAAAAAAACCAGAACTTAAATAATGATCAACTTCGTCCTCGTTATTTGGTGGAACGGGGGACAAAGTTGAAGGTGTTAAATTATTAGAGCTATCTTCAATAGAAAAACCGAATAACTTCGACATAATTAAATATTAAACCCTACAGACTTGTACTATTTATCAGGCACCACTACCCGCTTTTTCTGGGTAGAAGTATTGTACTTGGAACTCTACTGTGAATTCTTCAATAGTATCTGTGGAATCATATGAGAGATCAATTTGAGAAACATTTGTTGGGAAAATGTCTACAAACTTGTACTGTGCAAGAATGTTTGCATTTCCGCCAGCAGATGCATTTGAAGGTCCTTCTTTTGTAACAGCTCCTCTTCCAAGCTGATAGACAGTTGCTTGACCCATATAGTCATTAGGATTTGTTAATCCAGTATGATTTGAATATTGGGCAACACTTTGCATCCAAGATTCAAATGATCTTCTATGGGAAAAGTTTTCGTCATTGATAATAGTTACTGTCCAAGTATCAAATGTACGATCACCTGCAACTTTTAGGATTCTACCTCTAAAAGGTACATCGATAGGTGCTACATTAGAAGCTGGTAAAGCCGCTGCTTTACACAAAAATCTAAAATTATTTGCGTCAAACCCACCAGATCCATCACCCTGAATGTTTGTTGGTAGAGAGTTTGGAAATGCTACTTGAACTTCGAATAAGTTAGGGCGGGCACCGCCACCAATCAGTGCCCCCTTCATTGCTGAGATTCCTCTTGCTGGGATAGTTGCCATTTTACTTTCCTCCTTTGTGGTTAATTAAAGTTTAAATCAAACCCTACCAGCAACTTCTTCAAAGCTGACACCAGTACGAGTAGCTACGAATGTCAATGTTACATAATTAATTGATTTGGTTGGCTTCAGGAATATATCTGCTCTAAATTCATTGTTATCAATAACATCAGGAGTATTATTAGTTTCATCGCAGATAACCAAGAAGTCATAAAGACCTCTCTTTGCTTGAATATCACGTAAATATGGCTCAATGATATTGACAAAGTTTGCTCTAGTAATTTGATCGTTTAATTCAAACAACTGTGCTTGAGCAGCTCTTTCCAGTGCTTGTTCGATTGTGAGGAATAAACGACGAACGTTAATTCTATCGAATGCAGAAGCATATGCAAGACCAGTTTTATCACCAAATAGAAGTGTTCCCACTCCTGGTTGAGTTACAATGGAGTTAACTCTTGCAGTATAGAGTTGATCTCTTTGTGATTTTGAAGGATTGTATGCAAGCTTGATTGCATTATTAAGAATTCCTCTTTGCTGTCCTGCAGGAGAGAACCAAGGATATGCAACAATATTTGTTCTCATCATTAAACCAGCAATGTCAGCATTGCATGGTATGTATCTGAATAGATTGTTGAATCTGTCATAAGTATACTTATATCCACTGTCAAATACAGCATATGATGAAGAACTCAATGAACTAAAGAAATTAATGATATTATTTGTTTGTGTAGTTGTATTTGTCAAATCTACAACATTTGCTCTGTGTGGAGAAATGACTGCCATGCAATCTTTTCTCAATTCGGCAATTGCAATCAGTTTGTTTGCTTTTGCTTGAGACTCGAATTCTGAATCTAATCCAGGACCACAAATTAGATAATCTACTGCAACTTGATCTTTATTTGAGAAAAGATCGTATGCGGTTGAAAGATCTCCTAGAGTTGTCTTAAGACCATTCAATGATGAATAATCTTTACCGCCAATTAGAGTGTATGTTTTATTTCCAATTGCACTGAAAACAACTCCTTGTGCATTTGAACCCCAAAGACCTTGATTTGTGGTATATGGAGTAAATCCACTATAGAATCCAGTAGCTACTGGATTTGTTCCGTGGTATGCATCGTATGCGGAAGACGGATTTTTTCCAGCATAAACATAAGAAGAGAATCCGGCAAGATAATTCTTATACCAAATTTTTTGTGGGGAATTTACTTGCGAGACCGAATCAGCAGCTTTTGAAAGTCCAATATGCTTCTCTAGAATATGGTTTTGGTGCAATAGAGGACCAATATACAGTACTATTTGTCAATCCAAGAGTTTGGTTATCGTACCAATCAGCAATTGAAGTTGCTGTGGATGATCCTGTAGTTATTCCTGAATTATTGACAAAAGTAAGAGTGTCATTTGCTTCAAATGCAGACAGAGAATTTCCTCTGCTGTAGTTAATTAAAGATTCTGTACCTGCAGAAGAAACTCTAGAAACGATTTTTATATCGATAGTACTTGAACCATTGACGGCATCTGTACTTACACCAGTAATAATTGCTTTTAAATATCCATTAAATGACGAGGTTGATCCCGCACCAGCAACAATTGCATTGGTTATTGCAGTGGTAACACCATATCCAACAATAGCACCCAATGCTCCGGGATTTGTTGTTGCAATTCCGATAGTTTGGTCTGCTTTGTCGTCAATAAAACAAACTTTTAAATCGTTCGCCCAAGTTCCAGCATTCTTAGAAGAAAATGTATATCCTACAGCATCTGAAGAGTGATTTGTGTTGTAGTCGTCAAAATTCTTTATATTTAAAGTAGTGGAATATGCAGAACCAACACCAGCATTTGCACAATTTAGTGTTGCACCATTAGTTCTAACTACTTTTAGAACACCACCATAAGAAAGATATGTAGAAGCACTCATCCAATATTCATATTGAGCATCTGTTGTCTTTGGTTTTCCAAAAACATTTACTAACTCTTGCTCTGTGCTGATATCAATAGGTTGTTCTACTGGACCTTGAACGAAAGGACCCGCAATAGCTCCGATGTTATCTAAAACATTATCAGCTCTCCCAACTGTTAAATCAACTTCCCTCGTAAGTACACCGGGAGATAATTGAGGAGTCGCCATGTTTTTCTCCGTAAAATCTCAGTTTATCTACAAAATATTTATTAAAAAGATACTTTACAAGGAAGAAAACGTGACGTGAACTACTTACCAATCTGGATATTCATAAGTATCTGGAGAATATTTTTTCTTTTTAGAACTTATAACCCTTTTAATTGAACATTCCTTGCATTCATAAGAATATGAAGATACCACAGGACCTTTATCTTTTCTTGTTCTGTAAAAATTTTCTATTAAATTTTTTATCTCTCCACATGTTCTGCATTTTCTATCAGTAAGCAATAAGTGACCTAATCTAATTTGCTTATCTAAATCCATTATAGGTATTCCCACATATAAGATCTATCTCCATATTCATCAGTAAACCATCTATCGCCATCAACATCAACAAAACTTTCAGAATCTATTCCAGTAGAAACAAATCCAAATGGTGCCATATCTTGTTCTATTTGGTTTTTTTGTTCTTCGTAAAGCCTTTTTCGAACATCTTGATCTGTCAATTCTTTGAAATAGTCTTGTAAAACTAACCATGCATATATGACTAAACACATTGCCAAGTCGTCATTACATCCTTCCTCAGCTTCAAATGAATTATGTTTTTGAATAAAAGTTGTTAACTCGCTAATAATATCATAATCTTTTATTAGTAGTTTATCTTCTTCTATAAGAGTCTTAAGATTTAAACAACCAACTTTTTTTACAGTCTTAGACATTTTGACTCCAAGTTGAGTCTTTTTACCGGAAAATCCTTGACCAACAATTTGACCAGCTCTTCCCCTCATGGAGCACATGAGAACATTTTGATATTCTAAATCATAGTTTAAAATTGAAGCTACTTGATCACCAACGTCATTAACTTCACACAATATAAATGCCTTATTATAATTCTTGGCAATTTCATGTATAATGCTAGGAAATAACATTGGCTTTATTTCGTTGTTTTTATATTTTGCAACTACTTTATGCGGAAATGTTGTAATGTCAACGACAACGAAAGCGGAATAATCATTACCAACTCCTCTGGCAACGTCAACCGTTATCAAGTATTCATGATCTTCAATAACATCTTCGTATATATCTAAACCTGCACTTTTTGTAATAGCACTCTCATAAACCATATTTCTAAGTTTACTTGGTGCGATTAGAGTATCGACAGATCCTAGAAATTCGCATTCAAATTCAACTTTAAATTGTTGTTCTGAAGTGTTAGCAATTGTTTGTTGCTTCCATTTTTCATCCCTTCCGGGTACCTCAGACCAATGAACGTCGGTAGGAATGTATTCATTTTTCTTTCTTTCTGCATCATGCCAAATTTTATAAAAATGATTCATCCCGTGAGGGGTAGAAACAATAATTACTTTAGTATTCTTACCAGAAGAAATAGTAGGATAAACTGAACTGAAAAACTGATCAGCAATATGATTGGGAATAAAAGCAAATTCGTCGAGGAAGATAATGTTATATGATCCACCACGAACTGCGGATGCTGATGTAGAAGCAGCAATAATTTTTGATCCATTTTCTAACTCCAAAGACGCTTTGTTCCATGTCATAACACCCTGTTGTAACCACTTTGGGAGGTTCTCGTAAGCGGTCTGAAGGCGGTCTAAGAGATCTTTTGCGGTAGATGCCTTGTTAGCAAGTATTGCAATGTTAACGTTGTCATTGAAGATCGCATAATAAAGTAAATAAGATACAACAATCGTCGATTTTCCTGACTGACGAGGTAGTTTACATACATTAAATCTATAGTTGTGAAACCTCTCAATCATATTTTCTTGGAATGGATATGGCCTAAAGGGCTGCAATCCATGATCCAAAGTTACAATTTGAATATAATTCTTAGCAAAATATAATGGATCATTCTGACATCTAGCAAATTCTAAAACCTGATCTTCAGTAAATTCGACAATAGTATTTGCTTTTTTTAAAAGCGGATTGCCAAGATAATGTTCAGCCATAATAAAACCTATTTTTTAATTACAATTCCAACGTCTTAATGCTTTATTGATTCTTGAATCTGGATCTCTTGAAGTTTCTGCAGAAGTTAATTTTGACTTCATACCCTTCATTCTGCGGCAAAAAGACTTACGACGATCAGCTCTTTTTCCTGTGGGATTTTTTTCAGTTACTGCAGTTTGTAACTTTGAACCTGGATTTTCTTTGCGATATGCATTGACTGCTTTTTGACTTAAACCGTCAGTTTTATCTTTACGGTTGACTGATTGCCAATCTTCTCCAAGTTCAACTTCTTCCCCCATAGGTTTTACATAATTTTTATTTGGACCTAATTTTGCATAACTTGCCCCATTTGGTGCAATTGTTTGTATTAGGGGTTGATTTGAAGAGATTTCAGAAACCGAATAATAAAGTATAGAAGAACCCGGATATATCTTTTGAAGCTCGATATTTATTTCTTTTCTCGTTGGTAATTTTATTTGTGGAAAAAATATTTTTATAGAATAATATTTTCCTCTCCAAGTAAGAGTAACTTCAACAACATTTCCTGATTGTGGTGCCAATCTTGTAGCTTCCTCTAATTTATTTTCATCGGAAACAATAGGATCTGGAGTTATTAAATCTATAATCTCAGCAAATGTATTTCCATCAGCATCTTCAATTGTTACGTTTTCTTTTTTGACGCATTTATTATATTTTTTGCCAAATAGTTTTTGAGTTCCTTTCTTTTCATATCCAGACCAACATTTCATTTCATCGAGTATTTTATTTACCAGTGTTTGTTCTTCCATTTCTCCGCTGGCAACATAATCTGCTGCAGTATCAATATAATCTGCTGCTTTTGTAATCTTGGACTGTACCCATGCTTCAAGATTTCCTTCACCTTTTCCCACTTTTGCATTTAGTCTCTTTGCTGCATTCATAAGTGTTTCAAGTTCTGATCTAACCATTGAATATTCTTCATCTTTAACAGAAACTTTGTCCCATGCTTTTTCTCCATAAGAGCATTCGGATCTTGTTTCTCTTTTATTTCACAGAGGACAATATCTTTCTTCTTCTTGCATGGTTTCTTCCGATTTAGTTCCCCAGTTTGAAGCGCCAACTTTACGACATTTGACAAGTGCTCCAGATGCATATGCACTTGGCCAAACGTCATAACGTGACTTTACTTTATGATAACAAGCATCCTTTTTGCCACTACCTTTGCTTGGTTTATCTTTTACTTCTTGTAAGTTCATTTCTTCGGTTTTGACATTGGTTGGTTTAGATCCGCCAGTTTTTTCTGGCTGATTAGGATCTAGTCTATTCTTTCTTCTTCTTGCTGCTTCTTCTTCATCCTTAGAAAGTGCTCTTTTCATTTTAGAACTACCACACTTTGGTGTAGAAGTTTGTCCTGGTTGACGAGCGCATGGTTTTCCTGCCCATTTTCCACCAAGTTGAACCCACCCACTTTTTCCATCTGAAGATTTTGATTTATTAAACCAATCATGAAGACCATCATCACCGGATTTAGTTTCTTCTTTTACATCTTTAAACTTTTTGTGGTGTTTCTTGGCATCCGCTTCCATTTTTTTCAAACGAGTGTAATAATCTGGAATTTCATCAAGATGTTGCAAAGCAATATCTCTTGCAAGATCATGGTCTTTTGTATGCTCATGCTCAATAGGCTCTCCCATTTTCAATTGCTTTTCTATAAAACTTACATCTAACCGATGTTTCTTAGCAATCTGTTCAACTGTTTTATGGGACTTTAATTTAGTAGGCATTTAAACAAAATCGACCATTATTATTTATAGATAGATCTTACTTAACGCCAAAATTCATATCCTTTATATTTGCTTAAAATATATGGAGATAAAATAGATTTTGGATCTACTGACTTTTTTTCTAATTTTTTTCTAACATCATGTAAACCTTCTATGCCGTAAATCAAATCATTTGGTTTATTTTTTTGACGTATATTATTAAAGTCATGTTTAAAGTATTCTAATCCCAAAAAATCATATACACCTTTTATAGTAGATTCTGGATCGCTAGTTAAATCGTTGTATTCTATCAAATGAAATTTATTTTTATTTTCCGGAAGCAAAGATTGACTCAAAGAAAATAATTCTTGATCCATTGGATTTTTTGGAGACATTAAAAAATCACATCTAACATCATCTACCGGTCTATAAAAAAACATTTCTGCTTTAGAAATGTCTCTGTCAATTACTGATTGTAAACTTGGATTTTTGTGTACTAAACTAATGAAAGAAGATAAGATTTCTAATATATCCCTTACTGGACATAAAATTTTCACATCTTCAGTAATAAACCTTTCAATCATTTGCAAATTAAAAGGTGTTCCCCAAGATCTTTGCTTATCAATAATATATTTTTTGTCAATATGAGAATAATAATTTTCTATAATAGAGGAACATACCTTTTTATATCCTAAAAAATTTTCATCGGCAGCATATTGCTCAGAAGATTCGAATGTTTTGTGAGTATTAAACATTAAATCACAAACAGGAGAGTCATTGCTCGCATAAATGTTTGGATTCTGATTTAAAATTGCAGCAAGAAGTGTTGATCCACTCCTTGGCAATCCTGCCATAAAAAAATAAGTTTTCTTCATAATTTCAATAATATAGAAATTGTAGTTTATTTTTTAGAATTTTCTTGAGTATTAGTTGCTTCCTTTGCATCTCCAGAGCCAGAGGTATCTTGAACAAGCATACTCAAAACGTCTCTAGATCCTAAAAGACGTACAAACCTTTCTTTTAGTGAAGATAGTTTCTGCTCTTCTAAAGTGATTTCTTTTTGAAGTTCTTCTAGTTGTTGTTGAACAGTATCAAAAAGTTGTTGATGATTTTGTTCCATGTCGTTTACCTATTAATTAATAATAATTAAAATTCAATACTATTTATCAGTCTTCTATAGCATCCTTATAATATTCTGTAGTTTTCAGGTGATTATATGCCTGGGTTAAAATAGAATCGGGACTATCCGGATCTATGAAGAATAAAACCTTAAAGTCTTTGCCAGACGTTGCAAATTGACAATCAACGTTCACTTCAGTTGGTGAAGTTGCCAAGGCTCCTATTGGTTTTTTTCCATCAGTTCTTGCTTGCTTTGAAGAATAAACCTCAATTGCAATTCTTCCAATGTATCCAGATTTCCAATAAACAAATTGAGATTCATCCGTATCGTCTCTAACACTCAGACCACTTGGTTGGGTGGGATCTGGTGGTGGTAAAATATCACTAAGTCTTTTTTCTGTGGCAACATTTACTATAATATGATATGCATCATTTACAACAAGTCCACTTCCAGGAATTTCAAAGTCTCTAATCAATGCCATTTTATTATTCTCCTAGTTTGCTTTTTAAAATTTCAATTTCTTCCTTCAATGTATTTATTATTTCAGTCTGTTCTTTAAATGCTTCTATGAATAGACCTGCAAAGTTTCCATAAGAAACGCCATATTCGTCAATATCTTTTGCATGAGTTACTACTTCGGGAAGAACCATTTCAACTTCTTGTGCAATAACTCCAATTTGACGTGTTTTTGTTTCATCGTCGATTTTATTATAAAATACACCTCTTAATTTGGATATAGTGTCTAATGCATTATCAACAGTAACTATATTTTCTTTCTTTCTTACATCAGAATATGCAACAATATTTGCTGTTGAATAAATTCCTTTATCTACATATAATCCATATGAAGATGAAGTTGTGGAAGTATTGATTCCCATACAAACATTGGATAGGAGGTAATATGCATACCATCTCCCACTTCCTTCTCTATACCAACCACCATTTCCACCACTATCCCACATATCAGCAACGCCACCATGGCTATACCAAATACCGGTATATCCATTCCTATTTCCGTCAACTCTCCATGCGGCATAACTACTACCAGTGTTGGGATAAATGTGAGCACTATTGGTATCCGAATAAAATCCAGTAGTATTGGTATACAACCAATTATACTTGTACATGTAGTTTGAACCCCCATTAATTTGGAAGACCAAAGTATCATCATTATAATCTCTCTTAAACCTTATGCCATCATATCCAGAGTTTGCTGCCATAGTAACTCCAGTATGATACTGGACTATGAGATCTGGATATGGATATGACCATCCACCAGTTTCTTGGAATCCAAGACTATATGGATATGAAGATCTTGTCCACCCACTGTTACCACCAGGCACATAAGGTGTTATTGGCCCAGTATTGACAATTTGATAATTTTGAAGTTGAAGTTCTCTTGTATAAAGAGTTTTGTAAATTTCTGCTGATGATGTTGTTGTTCTGTAAGACCAGTTACCGGCAGAATCTAATAAACCAAAACCACTAGTGTCATGATAGACATAACCATAAATTGTGCTTCCATATCCAGCTCTAAATCTAATACCACCAGTAGTACTGCTACTAGTTGCGCTGTTCCAATAATTTGCAGAATCTGAATACCAATGAAGGGCAGTTGCTTGATTATATAATCCTTCACCTGAATCATTATTTCGGAACCAACCATTATTATAAATGTCATTACCAGTTCCACTTGATGCTGCAATAGCGTATGATGTATAATTTGAAGAATCTAGGACAGCTCTCCAAGATTGCCAAGTTCCATTATTTTTTCCTCGTATTGCAATTTGACCAGTTCTATAGTCTCCATAAATTTGATGAATCCAGTTCGAACTATATGCCTGTGAGTATAGTGCTCCATCAGTTTGGCTGTATAGTGAAATATTGGTATTGACGTAAGCAAGACCATTATTTGTTACACTATCTGCTGCTACTGGATTTGAACTGTTAGAATTTGTAAATCCAGATAAGTTGGAAGCGGTTGTTGCAGTTGTTGAGTTTCCACTTAAAGTAGCTGTAATTGTTCCTGCACTAAAATTCCCAGATCCATCACGCTGAACAACAAAATTTGCAGTATTTGCACTAGTTGCATTGATACCAATAGTAACTGCTGACGAATTATTATATGAAGTTCCAGTTAATGGTGAAGATATTGTTAAAGTATTTGCTAGCGGCCTTTGCCATACTCCAGAATCATTCCAAAGTAGTAAATCACTAGCAACGTTCCAAGATGAAGTTCCATTATTTGACGCATACCATTTTACGCCACTACCTGGACTTAATGCAAATAATTGGTTATCATTATCTCCGGAAGGAGCAGATTGTACCCAAGAACCATCCTGATAATAAGTATTGGAGCTTAAATATATTTCTCCATTCCAAGCAAGAACTCCAAATGAAGATTGTGATGGCTTTTTAATTAAAAGTTGAGAATCATTATCTCCAACAGTACCATTAACAACTAATGGTGAAGATCCCAAAGCAGTTCCGTTACCAGCAACTAAAACTGCAGCAGTAGTTATTCCTGAAGAGTTTATGTTGGAAAATACACCATTTGTACTTGATAAGTTTGAAATGGTGGTTATTCCAGAAGTAAATAAACTATTACCCAAAACATGAAGTTTTGAGGTTGCTCTAGTGTGACCTATTGCTACATTCGAACTATATGCACCAAGACTTACATTTCCATTTGCATTTACATCAATACTGGGAATACCGGAAACATCATTTACAGAAAAAATGCTTCCTGCGGTAAGGTTGTTACTTATAGAAAATAATTGACCAGCAGATCCTTCAAAACTTAAAGTTCCGTATGAATCGTCTAAGACTTTAAGAGAAATTGTAGTATTGCCAAATCCAGTAAAATCAATTTCTGGTTGAGCAGATTGATTTTTATTCGGAGTTATGACTATATTTTTATCAGAATTAGCCATTTTTTAATACTTTCCTAAATTTATTTATGGATTGTGTTTGATGCTGGAATTAATATTCAACTATTAGTCTTTCAACGTCTTTTCTTTCACCATAAACAACAAAGAAATATTCAATTGGACCATTTTCTTTTGAAAATACGTAAACTTTATTGTTATCAATCTTTAAGACTCTTGGAGTCGGACTGTTACCGATTGGGGTTAAAGATACTGTTATACTATCGTCATGTACAAGTTCTGTCCAATAATCTGGAAGTTCAATCACGGTTTCTGTTGATTTTCCTCTTACATATACTCCGTTTTCTGGACCTTCAAGAGATCCATAACGTAGAGTCATTCCCTCTTTAGTTGGGTGTGGAATTACGAAAGATTTTGTGGTTGCATTTAATGCTCCAGTGATTGTTAGACCACTAGATTGCCATGTTCCCCAATTTCCACTTGCACCAAAATAAAGATTGCTGGTTCTTCTATATCCAAAGTACAAGCTTCCAGTTCCACCCAAAGCACCTGCATTAATCTCATTAGAGAATAGAGAAACGCCACCGGAAGCATTAACTTCAAAAGCTCTATCTGTTGAAGGAACAGTTATCGATGCTGCCACACTAAATGCACCAGCACCAGTCAAAGTTGCTGCTAAAGTAGTGCCACCATACCACTTAAATTGTTCAGAAGTTGTTGGAACAGAATTCCACAATGTGGATCCTTCAATACCCAATGCATAATCTACTGCAGAAGCTGCAATATTGTTATAAAGAACGATCTTAGTGCCGGCACTTCTTGTTGTAAATGCAGGAGCAGCAACACCAGTTGTACCAAAGTTTATCCAATTGTTTGTTGCTCCACTAAATGTTAACTGAGCAGAACTGGTTGATCCAGAACCATTTAAAGTTAAACCAGATGCTGTAACAGATCCAGCACTAAAGTTGCCCGAACCGTCTCTTCTAACAATTCTATTTGCAGTATTTGCAGTATCAGTAACATACCCCTCTAACTGAGAAGCATTTAGGTTAGTAACCTGTGTTGTTGAGCTAACAACTAGTGGAGCAGTTCCTGTGGAAACTGTAGACACAAACTGAGATGCTGTTGATATGCCAGAATAATTTGAGTTTGTTCCACTAACTGCAGTTATTATACCAACGTTGGCATATGCATTATTTGTATAAACATTGGTAAAGTTTCCATTAGTAAATGTTGCTCCAACACCAGTAGCATTTCCTGATAAAGTTGCAGTTACTGTTCTTGCAGCAAAATCTCCATTAGAGTCTCTTCTAACAATTCTATTTGCTGTATTTGCAGTATCTGTCACGTATCCTTCAAGATATGAAGCATTCAGATTTGTAACTTGTGTAGTTGAAGTTACTGTAAGTGGAGCAGTTCCCGATGCTATATTAGAAATTAATCTTGTACCTTCAACAGTTCCAGTTATCGTGAGATTGCTGGAATTGTCTAGTGTCATTGCTACGGAACCACCAGATCCTGGATCATTCTGACTATCACTATGCGATCCGCCACGATGCCAAGAGAATCTAGAAGCAGATCTAAAGTATAATGTACTGCTTTGTACACCCAATCCATAATCGGTGCTCCAAAGATTAAGCATCTGTCTAGTGGCAGATCCAAACGACAATGATGCAGGATTAGATATGGTAACGTTGTCAGTAAATGCTCCTGTAGTTCCAGTGATATCAGCAGCAACTAATCCTCCAGTTGCATTTCTTAGTGCAATAGTATTTGAAGTTGCTGATGCCGAAGAAGAATACCCATTAAGATATTGTGTATTTAAATTTGTAACCTGTGTTGTTGAGCTAACAACTAATGGGGCAGTTCCAGTAGAAACTGTGGAATGTATAGTTGTTGCTGATATTGAACCACCAATAGAAACGTTTCCAGAAGAATCTAATGTAAGTCTGTTTGTTCCAACAGAGTTTCTTGCAATTAAGTTGCTAGTAAACTGTAAGTATAGGTTATTTGAAGAATACTGAATTTTTGCTGCCTTTTCACCTGTCCAAGTTCCTGATGTAAATATAATATCTTTGTTTGCAGGAACTGCAAAAGACGCAGTTACGGTTCCACCAATTGAAGGATTCGTTGTTAATTCATATGCAGAACCATTTCCAACAAGAATTGCGCCGTCTGATGGAAGAGCTGATAATCCAGTTCCACCCTTTGTGATAGGAATATTTCCAACTAAATTGTTCGTGTCGAGATAATATGATCCAGATTGTCCACCTAAAGTTGCAGCATCAACATCACCCGTTGCAGAATTTTTAATAGAAACTTGTCCGTCGTCACCTATACTGAAAGTTGAAGTTTTAAACTTAGATACACCAAGAGTTGAGAAACTATCTAGAGTTTGCTCTACTCTGTTTAGTTTCAAATTTAAATCTCCATAGTGTGTTGTAACTCCAGAAGCGGATTCAAAACTAGAACCAACAATGGTTACTGGTTCGGTCGTTGCAATTCCTACGGATTTTACTACTTTTCTGTAACTAGAGTCTCCGGACAAGAATGTATCTGAGTTTGCACTTCCACTACCCAATCTTGTTGGTGAGATTGTACCACTGGTTATGTTTGCAGCGTCAATACTACCCGATGCCAGAATACTCCAGTTATTTGGATCAGCAGAAGAAGTATTTACGGTTGACTCATATGCAACATTTTGTTTTGTGAATGTTACAAATCCAGAAGAAGGAACTGCAGTAATATTAACTGGATTATAAAGAAGTCCATTAATCGATACTAAAGATGCTGCTTGTGTTGTATGTAGTGTAAATGAGTTGGTTGTTGCAGATCCGACAAAGTAGAAACTATTTGTATTGATTCCTGTTGGGGTTGCACCACTAGCTCTTACTGCATCACCAACACTAAACCCATGATTTACAAATACTATCTGATCAGTATCAACATTGACTCCTCTTCTCGTTAGGGAATGAGTTCCTGTTCCGCTAGTAGCTAGGTCTTTCTTAGTAGAAAGTGCATAAGTTGTATAAAGTTCAACAGAACTGATTCCAACCTTTTTGACATAATATGTCGTACCATTAATCAGATCTCCTAAAAGATTTCCACCTCCTGTAGAATAAACAACTGGATCTCCATCGGCAAAACTTGTAACACCAACAATAATCCTGTCATTTGCAAAGTCTATATCGCCACCAGTAGAAAAATCGGTTGGATCAAATGTCACTGAATAATTTGCTGCTACAGTAGTTGCTATACCAACAGCATCTCTATCTTCAATATAATCTGTAATTAAATTCGAACCTGGGAATTTCTGATTATTTGTTAACTTCAAATAAAGTCTAGTTTCTACAGTATTGACAGAAACTGTAAAATCAGATCCACCACTTCTACCACCAATTAAAACCGGATTATTTACAGTTAGACTATCTCCCTGAACATATCCTCTTCCACCATAATCAATATCGACACTTGTGACAGTTCCTCCACCACCAACTGTAATCGTCGCTCTTGCACTTGTTCCAATTCCAGTAATACTATTCAGTGTTACGCCAGTATAAATTCCTGGATTTGTATATCCAGATCCTCCAACCAAACTGGTTGTTGTTAACAACACACCTTTAACAAGTCCAGTTGTTCCATATCCAACCGAAGTTGGTGTGGTAACAATACCAATGGCACCACCCGCAGATGTTGTACTCGTAACTATATCTCCATTTTGGAAGTTATAATTTCTTGTGTTGTTATTTAAAATTAAATACTGACCATATACGTCGGATATGAGAACATATCCACTATCGGGTTCAATTACAGTATCACCATTTGCCAAATTAATTGCTGGAATTTGATCAACTAAAGTAGTTCTTCCGCCAGAAACATTTGCCCTATAGTAGTTAACAACCTTAGGTGGTATAAGATCCGGATTAATTTGACCAATAGAATTTAGTTGAACAATAGAACTTGGGACAGCATTAGTTGAAACTGACTTATCGATAAAGTCGCCAAGTCTATTGTTCAGGAAAGAACGAACTGCTTTTTGTGTTGAAACACGACTGTCTAATGGACCTCCAATTTCATTATCTCCCAGTCCCACATCTGTAGAGAATTCTTCAATAGCAACGCCACCAGAAAGACTTAATCTAAGAGAATCTAACTGACCAATAGAGACTTTATTATTGAATACAATATTTCCAGTTCTGTTATATGCAACAATAAACTGACCAATCTTAAAGTCTCCGAGTTCATTTGTTCCTGAAGTATAAACTCTTCCTCCAAGAGAATAAACTTGCTCAGATGCTGGATCTGTTTTGCCACCATTTTGTGGTAATGCATTATAATCAATTCCTGATCCCGAAAATTCCCAGGTGTGAGAAGAAGAGTTGACAATAGAGGGTCTATGGAAATGAATTTTATAATCTTCTACAAGGTTTGCAATATTCAATATTTGATTCCCTGTTTCTGTAGAATCGACCTTAAATTCTATGGTGCAGAATGTAGTTATTCCCGTTACTGAGGTTATTGCAATTGATACTGGAGATCCACTATGATCTAAAATAGTAGAATTGGTTCCAATTCCAGTAACACCAAAATTATTTCTTATTCCTCCAACCTTTTCAACAGAAACTATCAGTTCTCTTGAAGAACTATTGTAGGTATATGCATATCCTACTGCTGTTCCACCATTAACAGACTGAGTTACTTGTCTTCCTGGAACAAAATTTAAAGTGCTCGATGTAGAAGCAATACCAATTCTTTGATATGATCTATGTGTGTCAATTGTTTCATAATTAAAGAATTCTTGATTTCCTTTTTGGAAAGTATTAATACCTGTTGTGACAGAAGTTAAATCTACTAACCTTGTTAAGCTCTCGTCTTCACATAGTTGGAAGTTATCAATATCAACAAACCTTACATAGTATTCGTTTTGGTTTGTGAGTCCACCAATTACTTGAGCAGGTATTACACCTTCATGTCCTAGATATACTACTTTATCTCCTTGCGTAAATCCATGACTTGCAATACCTATAGTATCTGTTGTTGTGTTAACACCAACTGCAATATTAACAGTTTTTGAGACTACTGCTTGTTTAAATGCGGATGTTTGATCTATATTATTTCCGTCAAAGAATCTTAGAACATAAAGTTCTTGATCTGTTCTTCCTAAACCAATAACTTTCAAGGTCTGAAGACCACCACTTGTACCTGTTGCAGCAGCTATACCTCTATCAAACACATAGGATCTTTGATTGAATCCTGTTGATTTGAGGGCATAATATCCAAAGTTAGTCGCAGAGTTTGTGATTGACAAGTATCCACCAGACTGAGCTAGTGATCCATAACGACAGAAGATTTGGAAGCAAGAAACAACCTGAGAATATCCATCATTAATAACACGCCAACCAATTCCACCAAACGAAACCATGGTAAATGCATTAGCAACCATGGACTTACCAAATTCTGGTTGTGGACCAATTACAGGATTTTCAGCTTCTTCAGGTATAATTGCTGTATTTGGAGTTAATACTTTAGATCCATCAACTAAAATACCATTTCCACCTAAGAATGATAAGATAGAGCAGTTTTGGATGTATGGAGATCTTGTAATAATTGGTTTTGTTGTTTTGACTGCGTATCCAGTTCTTGAAGCAGTTGAGTCTGCAGGATCGTCAAATGCAACAGCATAATCAAAAGTATATTGTGGAATACCAGCGGCATCCACATAATCTTTCATTGCGAATCCTGTCACATAGCAACCATTTCTAACTCTAAATAAATCTTTTCCGGCATTTAATGGTCGTATAATAGTATTTCTTAAGTTGTCTCCAACAACTGCTACGTCTTCATAAAGAAGAATTGGGTTGTCCTCTACATACTCTCCAGCTTCAACAAAAATGCATACTGGATTTGATTTTACCGTAGGTAAAGTAACAGAAGGAGCAGCTGTTGTTCCAATACCAATAATGCTAGTAACAATACCAACATAAGATCCAATTGCACTCCAAACATCTGCACAACAATTTTCACTATATGCATTTGGATTGCATGAATCATCATATGCAAGAGTTAAATCAAATGATTGGGATATTGTATTTTGATAAGTTGTTGGTATTCCAACATTATTAATGATATATTTTGAAATGTCGATAATATAGCGATATGCCGCCACTGTTTCTGTTGTTTCTCCAGCAACATAACTAGTTCCAGCATTCCAATATGCTAAACCTGCCTGAACGGTCTTTGAATTACCTCCATATGATAGGTCATAAACTATTGCGTCTACAATATATCCAATATCTCTTTTGCAAGTAGTTTCATCATATTGTGGATCTGTAAGAAGAGCTGGGTATGTAGTTGTTGTGAACCCAATAACCTCTGCTTTAATGAATTCTTTATTTGCCTCAAGTAAATTTGCAGCATCTAAATATCTTCCGCCAGGTAATACAAATGACTCAAACGATGCTAATTGTGCCGCTCTCTTGAGTGTAGCAACTGGAGCTGCTTTACCGTCGTTTGCATCATTACCGTTTGCAGTCGAAACATAAATTCTATTTTCATAAAGACCAGTATTTTCAAATGATAATCTTCCTCCAGGATTTAGTGTTAAAACTTGTCCAGGAATTCCTAAGTTTGGAGGCAGAGTTAATGTGTATGATTGTGAATTAGTTGCTGCAGATCCAACAAATCTATAAGTATTAATTCCACTTGTTTGAGTGTTAATTCCAATAAATTTTAAGTCATTGTTTAAGATTAAATTGTCGTAAGTTGCTTGTATACCACTTAATGTTGTTATAATTCCAGAATTTGCATTAAATGTTGATACACCACTTAAAACGTTTGAAATGCCATTTATTGTTACTGATCCTGATCCAACTGTTAAGACTCCACTTATTCTAGCATCTCCAGTAACAATTAAAGTTGTATTGCCAAATCCAACTTTAACGTTACCAATTGTGCCCACTCCAGAATAATTTAAGTCTGTTCCAGATATGGTTTGAATTTGTGCGGTTGTAATTATTCCTGTGACAGAATTAATAATTGTTGCCGTAGCAATTCCAGAATAATTTAAATTAGTGCCACTTAAATTTGTTATTGTACCTACACCAGAATAGTTGATATTTGTACCATTCAGGTTTGTTAGTGTTGATATTCCAGAGTAATTAATATCAGTTCCCCTTAGAGCCTGTATATTAGCGTCTGTTGCGTTGAAATTGATTATAGTACCAACACCAATATACTCTAAATTAGTACCTGAAATTTCGGTAATTAGACCAACATTAGAAAATGTGTTATCATAATATAAAGTATTTCCTCTCAAACTACTAATACTTGCAACTCCAGATAGTGTGAAGTCTGTAGCAAACAATTCATTGACCGTTGAAATTCCAGAATAGTTTAAATTTGTACCATTTAGATTTTGGATACTTCCATTTCCAGAATAGTCAATATTCGTTCCATACAAGGAATCTATAGTTCCGATACCAGTGTACTTAACATTTGTTCCTAATAGAGTTGAAACAGTTCCTACACCAGAATAATTTAAGTTGGTTCCCCTCACATATGCAATATTTGAATCATCGGAATTTAAATTGGAAATCGTTCCAATTCCGGAGTAACTAATGTTAGTACCTGTTAGGTTTGGAATAGTTCCAAATCCAGAAACATTAATATCTGACGAATTTAATGTTGTAAATGTTCCAACACCAGAATAGTTAATATCTGTACCGGATATGCTAGAAATTGTACCTATACCAGAATAATTTAAGTTAGTCCCAATTATATTTGCAATAGATCCAATTCCAGCATATTCTAAATTTGTACCTTTAAGTTCTGGAATAGTTCCAATTCCAGAGGAATTTAAATTTATTGTCGTTACGTCGTCAAAGGATCCTTCTAAAAATGTTGCAGTATCTCCATCTAATGTGGTTACTGTTCCACTAGAATAATTTAAAGTACTTCCGCTAATGTCAGAAATATTTGCTGTGGTACTGTTAAGAGTTGCAATAGTACCAATACCAGAATAATTTATGTTAGTTCCTTCTAAGTATTGGAGTGTGCTTATTCCAGAATAATTGATATTGGTACCAGATAAGGTATCGATTGTTCCAATTCCAGAATAGTTTAGATTTGTTCCTCTTAAAGTATCTAGTGAAGAAATGCCAACATTTTCAATATCAGTTGTTTTTAATTGAGATATTGTACCAACACCAGAATAATTTAAATTTGTACCATTTATCGTTGCAAAACTACTTATTCCACTGTAGTTTATGTTAGTGCCATTTAAATCTGCGACAGTACCAACACCAGAATAATTTAGATTTGTTCCATTTAAATATGCTAATGTGCTTACTCCAACATACTCTATGTCAGATCCTTTAAGATTTGATACTGTACTTAATCCAGTATAATTTAATGTTGATCCTTCAAGTGTAGAAATTGTTGCAATTCCACTTATTACAATATCTGTCGAAGCAACAGATGTAAAGTTTGCATTATTATAGGTTATTTGATCTCCACTAAGAGTTGGTATATCTGCGCTTGCAAATGTCGCTATTCCACTGTAGTTTATATCTACACCATTTAGTGAGGATATTGTTCCTATACCAGTATAAGATAGATTAGATCCTCTTAAATCTGATAATGTGCTTACCCCAGAATAATACAAATCTGTACCTATTAATCTGGATATTGTTCCTACACCAGAGTAATTTAGGTTCTCTCCAATTAACGTTGTAACACTTCCAACACCAGAATAATTGATATTTGTACCAGATAAGGTATCAATTGTTCCAATTCCAGAATAGTTTAGATTTTCTCCAGTTAGAGTATTAATTGTGGAAATACCTGAATAATTTAGGTTTTGTCCATTTATTTTACCAATATATCCATCTGAATATGACAATCCTATGCCACTTATTGTTGTAATTATACCAACACCAAAATTACCAATAGATGCATAAATATCCGAACTAAGTCCAACGGAAGTTGCATTTATACTTCCAAAAGTTCCAACTCCACTATAGGTTAAAAACGTTCCTGAAATATTGGTAACTACACCAACAGCGGACCTTAGATTTTGTAAAGTAGAAATACCAGAATAATTTGCATTTACTCCAGTTAAGTTTGTAATAATTCCTACGTTATATTCTAATCCTGATCCAGATAAAGAAGTTATAATTCCGACCGAATAATTTAATTCATATCCTTGTAAGGTATTTGCAATACCAACACCATATGTTAAAGTATCTACAGAAAGAGTACCAATAGTACCAACACCAGTAGCAACAATATTTGTCGATTGTACTGAAGTTGTTTCAACTAAATTTGTGAGTACAGTATTTGCAGCAAGAGCTGATGGGTCCAAATAACTGCTACCAGTTTTATATGTTGTATTGGTAATGGTTATACCAGAACCAATTCTTATCTCTCCACCATCTCCGTCAAGAGTAACTGTATTCCCAGAACCAAAAGTCGCTATTCCAGAAACCTTTGCTGTACCAAAAACTTCTAAATCAGAAGAAGCATTATTGGTTTTTATACCAACCCTACCAATAGTTGTAATTACAGTGTTATTCTCTGTAAAAGAACTTACACCAACATTTAACTGAGATTTTCTTCCGCTTAGAAATTTGTCCATTTTTTATATAAAGTCCTACTTTAATAATAGTTTGTTAATTATTAGTTGAGTGTTTCTAAAACACTTGCTATAAATTTTAAATTTCCTGTGGATCCTACACCTGTTATATTTAACTTATCTCCGGATTCAAGTACTAGTTTTCCGGATATTAAATTTGCAGAATCATTTGAAGGAATTGCAAAATCCTTTACAATCTCAGTTGTTACTGCAGTTCCTGAAACAGATCTTTCGTGCGAAAATGTGATCGTATGTGATTCGGTGTCAACATTTGCAACCTGTGCAAGAAGAACAACACCAGAGTATCCTACAGGTGCAGTATATATCCCAACTTTATTTGGAGTAACTGCGTGTGTTACTGTTTTGAATACGTTTAAAGCTAATGCCATTTTTTATCCTCCTAGTGCTAAAATAAATGGAGTCATTGTAGTAAATAAACTCTTTGAATAGAAGTTTCCTGATATTGTTCCGGTTTGTTGATTTACCGTAACCCCATCACCTATTCTAAAGTTTCCAGACTGATCAGTAGACGTGTATACAACTAATCCACCATTTCTCGCATCTGTTTCATTTTCTTGTATTGGTATTCCTCCTGCTGAAGGAAGAGCACTAGAAATTGTTATGCCAGAACCTACATATTCAAATGAGTGACCAGAAGCCAATATTCTACTTTGTTTAAAGAATGGGACTGTTGATCCAACACCAACAGAATATGGAACATTATCACTTAATGTAATTGTCGAAATTCCTGAAGAAATTGGCGTGGAACTTTCGATCACATAATACGTCGGTAATATAGATGCAATTGCTGTTGCGGTATTGATCCCAACATCTGGTGAAGATATTGTTATCGTTGGAACAGATTCATATCCTCTGCCACTGGAGACGACTTGAATATTAATAACACTACCATTATCAATTTCTGCTACTGCCTGTGCTTGTATTCCCCAAGAAGTTGATGGTGGAGAAATTGTTACTGTTGGTGCAGAAGTATAACCTGTACCACCTGCCGAAACAGTAACTTTTTCGACGGTACTGTACAATTTATCGAAATAAACTACTTGACCATCATATGGTCTCGTATTACTAAGTCCTGAAATAACAAATTCATTGCTGTTTGCGGATGCATATGAAGTTACAATACCAGTAAATTGAGTAGAACTTACTCCATCTGCAACCAATGCATAGTTCCCAAACGAAGAGTTTGAGTTTGTCAGATCACATGCTCCACCCGATCCACAATAGACTGCAATATCGTTACAAATAGTGAATAGAGAAACTAATTGTGCATAACCACTGTTAGTAATAGAGACACCTATTCCACCTTGATTGTACTGAGTATAGCTATCAAGGACCATTGATTTTAAATTGCCACTTGCATGATTTCCATCAATTTTCATTCCAATGCTATTTGGAATGAAATTAGTACAATTTTGAATATATGGTGATTGTGTAATTGTTCCTGCACCTACTGGATTAAATGCAAATATTGCTTTTCCAGAATTTAGAGTGCCTGTATAAGACATCTCTGCAACATAGTTTCCATTTGTCACATAAAATAAATCAGAAGTTGCATTTTGTGGAGATACTGATACTTCTCTTAAACTATCTCCAATTATTGATACTTGTTCTGGAATTGAAAGAGGGTTATTCTCTAGATAAGATCCAGCACTAACTTTAATAACTGTTCCTGTTGTTGCTGCTGTGAGTGCTGCTCCGATTGTTCTTTTCGCGTCTCCAAGTTTTTTTCCTGTGTTTGTATCGCTTCCGTCTTGTGTGACATAAAGAATATTAGTAACTGTTGCTCCAGCACCAAGTCTTACAATATCGGTGCCAATTCCTGTTCTTTCTCTGCGGGCATATAACTCTGCATCATATGTATTAAGTCCAAGTTCTCCCAAAGGCAAATCACTTATCTGCGGTGATTTACCGGGAACTGCGGATCTTTTAATTCTAATTATAGGGGATGCCATTTAATGCAAATCGGTATATACCTCAAAGTTCAGTATAAATGAACTTTTATATATTTATCAATAATCTTCAGTCTGCTGAGAATCTTCAATTAAAGATTTTAAAGCCCTATTTTCTTCCGTTATACTTTCTATAATAGTTTTTAATTGATTTATCTGTGCCTCTAAAACAACGTTTTTAGTCAAAAGTTCAAAAGTTTTTTGTTGATAAACATTAATAACTTCTTTCAGGTCATTTTCATTCATATTAGTAAGTTCCGCAGTCAACTGTAATATTTTCTAATAATCTTTCTGTGCCTGAACAATTTATTATTGCTGATTGTCCAGCACAATCATTAATCCATATAGTAGAAACCTCTATTGGTGCATAGGAGGAAACTGTTATTTGTGGACTTGTTGTTCCAACTCCAACACTTTCTGATATTTGAGATCCAAATTTAAATCTAGAATCTGTTTGTTCCCAAATAAATGCTGACTTTTTAGATGAAGTTTGATAATAGTTGAATAAAATCCCCAAATCCCAAGTAGTAGTTGTGGATGGAGCAGATCCATCAACTACCCCAAGTTCAATTGTGCGGTCCTCTACTGTGATTGATGTTGTATTTACTTGAGTAGTTGAACCATTAACGTATAGATTTCCACTAACAGTAAGGTCTGAAGTGGTTTGTACATTTCCTGTAGAATTGGATATGCTAATTGCAGAAGTTCCATCACTGGCTTTTAGATATTGAGATCTTACCTCTCCAAAGGTGCCTATTCCACTATAAGATATATTTGTTCCAGATAGATTAGTTACAACTCCTACAGTACTGAATAGATTTTGAACCGTTGCAATTCCACTTACATTTAAATTTGTTGCAGTTGCATTTGTAATGGTTGAATTTGTATAATTTAAAGTCGTTCCACTTAAGTTGGTTGCTGTAGAAACTCCAGTATAATTTAAATTGGTTCCTCTTAGTGATGTAATATCTGCAACTGTATAATTTAAAGTCGTTCCACTTAAGTTAGTTGCAGTAGAAATTCCGGAATAATTTAAATTAGTTCCTCTTAGTGATGTAATATCTGCAACTGTATAATTTAAAGTAGTCCCAGTTAGAGTTTCTATTGTCCCAATTCCAGAATAATTTAGATTAGATCCTCTAATATTTGAAATCGTACTTACGCCAGTGTATAGTAAATTGTCTCCAGTTGCGGCATAAATGTTTCCTAAGTCAAAATTTAAAGTTGTACCATTTAGTGTAGAAATTGTACCTACACCAATAAAACTGTAATTAGTTCCTCTTAATGTAGTTACAATACCAATATTGGAATATAGATTAACAAAGTCTGCTGTTGTTCCATCAATAGTTGGTAAAGTTGCTATTCCCGAATAATTTAAATTAGTACCAGTTAATGTTGTTATGATTCCAACATTAGAATAGACAGTTGTAAAATCGGCAGTTGTACCATCAATAGTTGGTAAAGTTGCTATTCCTGAATAATTTAAATTAGTACCTACCAAGTTTGCTACAGTTCCTACACCAGAATAATTTAAATTGGTACCTACCAAGTTTGATACAGTTCCTACACCAGAATAATTTAAATTGGTACCAGTTAATGTAGTTACAATTCCAACGTTAGAGTAAACAGTCGTAAAGTCTGCTGTTGTACCATCAATAGTTGGTAAAGTTGCTATTCCAGAATAATTTAAATTAGTACCAGTAAGAGTTGGAATTGTGCCCACACCAGAATAATTTAAATTGGTACCTACCAAGTTTGATACAGTTCCTACACCAGAATAATTTAAATTAGTTCCTCTTAATGTAGTTACTATGCCAGTATTTGAATATAGATTAACAAAGTCTGCTGTTGTACCATCAATAGTTGGTAAAGTTGCTATTCCAGAATAATTTAAATTAGTACCAGTAAGAGTTGTGACTGTAGTAATTCCAGAAACATTCAGATTTGTAATATTTGAATTTGTGTAAGTAGCTGTAGTTCCTGATATTGTAGTAACCACACCAGTAACAATATTACCGGTTGTAAAATTGCCTGTATTATAGGTCGCCGTGGTGCCAGATAAAGTTGTAACTACACCAGTAACAATATTGCCTGTAGTGGCATTTAATGTGGTTAGATTGCCGGTATTATAGTTTGCGGTAGTTCCTGATATTGTGGTAACTACGCCAGTGACAATATTACCTGTAGTGGCATTTAGTGTAGTTAGATTGCCGGTATTATAGGTCGCTGTGGTACCAGATAAAGTTGTAACTACACCAGTAACAATGTTGCCAGTAGTTGCATTTAATGTAGTTAAGTTACCAGTATTATATGTTGCCGTAGTTCCTGATAGTGTTGTGACTACTCCAGTGACAATGTTACCGGTAGTGGCATTTAATGTAGTTAAGTTACCAGTATTATAGTTTGCGGTAGTTCCTGATAGTGTTGTGACTACTCCAGTGACAATGTTACCGGTTGTAAAATTACCGGTATTATAGTTTGCGGTAGTTCCTGATATGGTAGTAACCACACCAGTAACAATATTGCCTGTAGTGGCATTTAATGTGGTTAAGTTACCAGTATTATACGTCGCTGTGGTACCAGATAAAGTTGTGACTACTCCGCTTACAATATTTGCATTGGTTATATTTGAAGTTGTGCTATCTAAAGTTGTGATTGTCCCCAATCCACTTACTTTGAGATTCACTAATGTCAAATCTGTAGCTGTAACTACACCTAATGTGGATATACCCGAAACTACATGTATTCCAGAAGCAAAAGTTGCTATTCCAATAAATGTAGATATTCCACTTATTTTTAAATCAGTAAATGTATTTGGTGCATTTGAAACTGCCGTTTCAATTGTATTGATTGTAATAGCATCTAAAGATAATATATTTTGTAATTGTCTTTCGTTACTAATTACCTGAGTAGATCCAATGCTTACAGAAAATGCTGTCAGTATTCCTGTAGCAGAAATATTTCCATTAGGATCTAATCTTATATTAGTTATAGATGTTGATGGACCAACTCTAACAAATCCTTTATTGTATTGATTTCCATTGTAATCAACATACCAAGATGGTGAACCTACATTATTTAAATAGTAACCACCAGTTGTGGAATTTGTAATTACTGTGCCCGATTCTGGATAAAATAAACTTCCAGGAATCGAATCTGATCCATCAGTTATTCGACCTACGCTTAATTTTGCAACGGATCCATAACTTGCAATTCTTGTGTCTTTATATAAAGTTATAGAATCGCTTGGATTATTTGTAGAAATTCCTACAAATCCATTTGAAGACGCAGAAATTATGGTTCCGCCAACACCAACATTAAACGAACCTTGAACCGTTCCTATTCCAGAATAATTTAAATTGGTACCTCTAACATTTGAAATTGTACCTACACCAGAATAATTTAAATTAGTACCAGTTAATGTAGTTATGATACCAGTATTTACAAATAAATTTGTGTTGTATAAAGTGGAAACATTTGAAACTGTAGAATATAAAGTTTCTATAGTACCAATTCCACTATAACTTATATAAGTTCCACTTAAATTAGTTACAATACCTGTATTAATGTTTGAATATGTTGAGTTAAATGAAGCAATAGTGCCAATACCAGAATAATTTAAATTTAATCCTCTTACATGTTGAATTGTTGAATATTCACTATTAAATAATGGAATAGTTCCTATTCCAGCAACAGTAAAATTATTACCTACATTTAAATTTGTGCCTATATTTACACTTTTCTCTACACCCAATCCACCCTCAATTATTACAGCTCCAGTATCTTTGCTATAAGAATCTGCTGGATTTGTGAATGTTACAATTCCACTTAAAATTGGAATATTTGTTACCCAAGATAATGATCCGCTTCCATCATTAAGTAAAACGCTATTTGCTGTTCCTTGATCAGCTGGAAAATAATATGTTACTGCAGAACCAACAGCAGAAGGTGCAGCGAGAGTTATGTAATTTGAACCGTTTGTTGAAGCCTCTACAAGATTAATTCCACGATACAGTGGTATTAAAACCTACAAAAAGATCAAAGTTATTAAGAGAGAAAGCTGGTTCACCGGGCTTTAATGCGGGAACTGTGCCACCAATCCCAGCATTGCCCCTTTTAAACCGAAGTAGTGATGAGGCCATATTATTCTATCTTTTAAATATTTATTGACTAGAATACTCCACCATCTACATCAATGCGATTATCGAGATCTGCATCTAAAGTGTTTAAGAAATCTTCTGGTAAACCGGGTTGCACACTTGCTGTAGTTGAAGCTGCAGAAAGAACTCCATCGGGGTCAACAATTGTAAATTTATTCAATACACTATCATATACTACTACATAACTATTTTTGTTTGAATTTGGATTGTCCTTAGATATTCCTGGAAAAGATACATCCAACAATTCCTGAAAGTAATTTGAAGCCATGGCTTTTTCTCTGGTTACCTTAAACCCGGATGTTTTATTAAATTTTACATTATATGACATGCTTCCTATAGTCATTATGCAGATACCGTTGGTGATACTAGGGCCATTCCTTCAATAACTCTTGTTTTTTGTCCATATCCAGTAGATATAATTACAATATCATAATAGTTTCTTCCCTCAGATAACTCGCTAGTTATTGTACTGCCCATGGATATGAGTATTTTACCAATTGCAGGTGTAATAGAAACTGAAAAGGACTTTGAAATTGTTGATGAAGGAAATTTTTTTATTTTTGCCACGGCAGTATATCCAGATAAATTGAATGCAGATCCGTCTGGATTTGATATTGTGAATGAATTTTCAAAGTCAACACCTTTTTCTATTGTAATATTGACTGCTGGTACTGCCATTTGTTTTTTTAATTATTTATCATCATCTTCTTTGGATCTTTTCTTTAACAACTTTGATAACTCTGCGGTAGATCCAACAAACAATGCGTTTGTGACATTTGTTGGTCCATTTGGTTGTTTAACCTGTTCTATATCTTTTAATTTCTTTTGCAAATCCATTAATTTGTCTGTTGCGTCCGCAACATTTTTTATCAATTGACCAGCAACTTCATATGCTCGTGCTTGTTCAGTTTCTTGAGCTAATTCTAAAATTCCATTTATTGCTTCTTGTCCTTTTTCAATAATAGAATACAAATTTCCTCTAGTATATTCATAATCTTTTTTTACATCATTGGAAAAGGATTCTATCTTCTTTTCCTTATCAATTTGTATTGAATTATCAACTTCTACATCAACATGTACAATTTCGTCCGAAACGTTGAATGTATTATTTAAATCTTCAAATTTTTTTGTCATTTTCATTTTATGCTATCGAATCGCTAAATCCAAAATCATCTCCAACTTCAATTAAAGCATTATCTGCTTGAGTAATTTTGTTTATAACAGATCCAAGAACATGTGGAGATGCAATTGTTGAATCTGATCCACGTACAACTTTTAATGTATTTCCAGTAATAGATTTTACATACATCTCTTCTTGATCAATTGTTATGTAATCTCCTTCGGATATGGAAGAAGAACTCTCAACATTTATGGAAGTTTGATCTGATGTAATATCCTGGGACAAATTGGTTATACTATTGTTTGTATAACTCTGTGTTGCTCTAGGTTCAACCGCATAAGTAATTTCTCTTGTAGGAGTTTTTGTAGTATCTCCTGCAACATATCCAATAGAAACTTTTTTGATAATATCTGAAGAAACTGAAGTAGAAACTGGTCCAAACAAATAAGTTTTTGCAGTAAATCTTAACGTATAGATCAAAACCCTTCTTGAAGAGTAATCGCCTTCATAATTATCTTGCATTTGAATTCCTTCGAATACGATAGGAATATCCCTTTTTTCTCCAATTTCATCTACTAAATCTATAGACAAATTATATGAAGGTTGAAAATATGGTAAAATTTGTTCCACTATTTGTAACATATCATCGTTTAATCTTGTAAATATACTCAATTCAAAATACAAGTTATATGGAACTGGCATATATGCCTTTCTTTTATCACTTTGATTTGAAGCGGAACTTGTTAAAAATGTTTGAACCGTAGATACTTTTCTTGCAGAATCATATGATATGCCATTAAGTTCAAATGACATTCTTGGCACGGTAATTTGTATTGGCTTGTTTAGATCAGGAACTTGCTCAAGCCTTGCTAAGAATTTTTGTGTCGGACCATATGCAAGAGGTACTTTAATCAAACTTACTGTTTGATCTTGGTCATTTTTATGTTTTATTCTTATTTCGTTAAATATTGATCCGAATCCGATGATTGTTTTTCTTAGAATCTCGTGATAAAAATATTCAAACATTTTTTGTTCTCTTACTTATTAATGATTTGAAATCATTATAATTGTAACCTATTTATACTAATAAAATTATGCTTCTCCAAAAGGATTTGTTTCAGTAAAATCAAAAATATTATCTGATTCGGATTCTATTTCTTCATTCTGTGCATATGGATCACTAAATTCATCTATTGGTGCATTGCTTACCTTATATGAAGCATTGCTCGTAGACCCAACTATCAATTCTCCCAGTTTAAATGTGCCAGTAACATTAGAAATTTTTAATTTAGATGTAGTAGAATTCCATTCCCTAACTATCGCTTTAGTTCCACTAATACTGCCAATTATTTCTTCATTAAATGTATAAGTTCCAACCCCTACCATATCTGGAGAGGAGAATGTTATTGTTGGATTTGAAGCATATCCAGTACCTCCGTCTCTTATTCTTATTGAGGTTATCTTTCCAGAAGAATCTATTACTGCAATAGCTTTAGCTGTAACTCCTGTACCAACTGGTCCACTTATAGTAACCGTAGGTGCAGTAGAATATCCAGATCCACCAGAAACTAAGGTCACAATACCAACAATTCCATTTCCTATTGTCGTGGTTGCAGCTGCTCCAACTCCACCACCACCAACAAATACAACGTTTGGTGCTACCGTATATCCTGCACCTGCATTGATAATATCAACACCTTGAACTCGTAATGATTTAGATCCATTGCAATTTACAATATTTCCTATCATTGTTGCAATTCCAGTTGCATTGACACCACCCTGAGCAGCTGGAACCGCTGAAGATATTGCCACAATTGGAACACTTGTATAACCTTCTCCCCTATTAGTCACAGTTATGGATCTTAGTCCTCCATTAACAATATGTGCAGTTGCCACAGGAGTTGATCCTACACCAACCAAAGATAAAGTTTGAATCTGTCCATATTCGACAATATTATTATCTAATTCTTCTATGCCAGTATCGATAATTTCGTCTTCGTATATAAACAGTTCACAAGTTAATTCATAGACATAATTTTTTTGTAATTGGTAGAATGGCTTTTCATGCTCTACAAATTTTATTTCAAATAATCTATCACCTAAAGGAAAATAAACTAAATCACCTTCTTTAGGTCTTGTTGAAAGTTCAATATTTGGTTGACCATTAATTAATGGTGTAATGTAAGATTCGAATCTTTCCTTTGAAATTACGAGGGATAATTCATTAATTGGCTGGACACCAAATTTTGACAATAAAGTTCCTGGTCCACCATATCCGTCATATGTATTTACATAAGCTTCCAAAGGATATGCACTAGTAAATTCTGATTCTATTAATTCCTTTATGATTGATTTTTTTGTTATATATTTTCTGGGAACATAGTATATTTCCACACCATACATTCTTAGTTGCTCATTTATGAGATCTTGTATTAGACCTTGCTCACTTGCCGAACCTTGAAGAAAAAATGGATTTAACATATAACATTAACCTACCATATCTAAAGGAGGTAATTCGTATGTACTTGACATTTTATCCATTAGAACATCAATCTCTCTCTGAGCGTCGTCATATATCTGCCTACCATTCAATTCTACTCCACCTGGCAATTTAACACCTTGGAACTTAATCAAATTCTGCCCCCACTGCTTTTTAATTAATGAAGTCAAATATGGTTTGAGGAAAGAATCATTCCAAACCCTACTATAATCGTTAGGATCTAGTGTGGTGTAACAATCAATAACAAAAAATGTATCTGGACTAACACTTGACCAATCTATATCCAAATATAATCTGTCTTGTCTTTTATTAAATCTTATCTGTTTTTGAGTTGTCAATAACCAATTCAAATCTTCAAGATAAGTTTTGACCATTGCATAACTCAAAAGTTCTGTTGTTCCCCAATAATAAATATCATTTAAAAATAATTGATATTTAACACTAAACATATTGTGGGTTATAGTGTTGGCACCGTCAAAATGGAAAATTTTATTGACACCTATTACAGACGGAGGAATTTGTAAATAATTGCTATTTTCATAATAAGTAAATGTCGTTGCAGTACCAACTATATTTGTTGTTGCACTTGTACTTGCAACTCCAACACCACCAACTTTTGCTCTTCCTCGATCAATATCATTTTGATTGACTTTATATTTAAAAAACGTAGGATAAACGCCGTCAAAATGTCTTTCTTGGAAAAACTGTATCGCATCATCTACTAGGTCTTCAATTTGTTCATCCGCAACGTTAATTTCCAAAACAGGATAACCTAGTTTTCTCTTGCAATAATCAATTAATTCTTGTCTGCTGGTTGGTTGTGCCATTTTCTATAAGTTACAAACGACCTCTTGTTGTTTTAGATATAATTTTAAATAGCACTTAAGCATTAATTTTACTTTTTCAATATCCTCTATACTATCTATCTCTCTACACATTTTCTCATATTCAAACAACTTGGTAATATTTTCTAATTCAATTGTACTAGGATCCATTTAAAAATCTCCTTAATAAACCTTTAATTTCTTCAAGATCTGTTTTTATAGAATTGACATCCTCCTCAAGATTTTTTATTTTTTGTGATTCTAACTCTTTTAATGCTTTTTGTTGCAAATAAGTATGATATTCGGAAATATTTGTATTTAGAATAGCGCCACTATTTTCATCTCTCACATAACTTGCATTTTCTTTTACTTTTATGTGCGTCATAATTAGGCAAGTGCAATAACTCTTAATTGTCTAAATCTTGGAGGGTATGTTTGATTTGTTGAAGTTCCTATTAACTTAACACTAAAATATCTAAATGCCGGTAATTGGTCTATAGTAAATTCATGCTCAATAAATTCAAGTTGATTGGCAAAAAATCCTCTTTTAGTGCTTTTTGGTCTTTTTCTGTCCGGTCTTCCACTATTTTTTGATGTATCGACAACTTTTTTGATAGTTTCTGGACTTGGAGAAATTGAAGTTTCTCCGACTATTGATAGATTGTCATATCCTGGGAATGGATAATAAATCAGTTCTTCTTTTGGATCGTTAGCAATTGCAAATAAAGCCCTTATATCACTATCCACATTTACATATGCATTTACATATAATTTAATGGAAGTTGCTGGAGTTTCTAGTGAAATTGGTTTCGTTGCATATACAAATGCGGTTGGATCATCTTTAAGAGTAGACACTCTCTCATCTTCTACATAATCTTCAATGACATTATTAATTCTATTAGACGTTAAAATCATACCAGATCTATGAAGATCTATAACTGGAGAAATATAAGTATTTGCTGTCAATAGTCTCATATTTAAAGTAAATGATTTTTTGCCTGGCAGTGTAGACAGTTTACTATTTTCATTTACTTTAGAGCATATTAATCTTGGCGAATTTAAATAATTGTTCGCATTTAAATTAATTTCTTCAAAACCCTGATCTGAGAAAGACTCTTCATTTCCGCTTACACTTGTTCCACTAACAGTTCTTATTGAAGCATTTATTTTAGTTCCATTAAGAGTTAATGTTTCGATATTTGGTCTAATAATTTCATATTGTATATTTTGTGATGCATTAACTCTAGATCCACCTGCAGATTTTGTTTCATTCAAATATAACTTAGGAAAACTTGCTCCTGTAGATCTATCAATGCCATTAGAACTAGTATCTATTTTTATATGATAATGATCAAGTCCTATAGATTCACTAACAGTAGAGTCGCCAAGACTATGATCTTTATTAATCCTCCTCAATGAAACTGATCCAAGTTCATATTTGTATATTTGAGTTCCTGTTGTATAAGAAGACGCAACGGTTTGGTCAACGGATCTTGTTATTCCAGTTAAAGCGCCAGTAGAAGTTCCTGAGTATGAAATAATTTCATCTCCAATTCTTGCGTATCCTAAATTGGATGTTCCAACTCCAACATTTTCAAATGTACCAAATACTGATTCATCTTCGACTAAGATATCTGCAGTTGAAGATAGATCATAATTTGCCATTAATTTTGACGGAATTGTATCTGGCAAAACATTTGAAATCGAAACAGTATTTGTAGGTGAGTGCATTCCATGATTTTTGTGATTTACTTTAATATGTAAACCATCACTTTGAAGTTCGATTGTACTTGCAAGAACGTTAGATCCCGTTGCCTTTAGATCCGTAGTTATTCCAGAATTATTTACATACTGCAAAGTATTTCCTACACCAGTCAAAAATTCTCCTTGAACCTGGTCTACGATAAGTTCATTAATTCCTGATAGAGAACTTACCGATAATCTAATATTTCTTCCTAATGTATCATTTCCAATTTGATTTGCGGTTAGGATATCACCAACAATATATCCTGTTCCGCCAGATTGAATTGTTGCAGCAACAGCAACACCATTAGATATATGAATATTTGCTGTCGCATTTTTGCCGGTACCAGTCACACTAGTTAAAGCTACTCCAGCAAAAGTTCTATTTCCCGAAGACGGTGTATATCCAATTCCAGCATTTACAATTGTTAAATTTCCACTGCAAGATCCTGCATATCCAACATAATTAGCAGTTACACTAGAATTTCTTTGGACAATTGTATTTCCTAGTGTTGGTAGATCACTTGTCGATAAAGTTGTCCCCAATCCAACTTTAACTTTCCTCGAATTTAAAAATAGTGGTCTTTTTACTAATCTTGCTACTTCTCCATTTCCTGTAGATAAATCTGGATTGTAAAAATTTACATCTCCAATTACACCAAAACTAGCTCTATAAAGTTTGAACTTTAAATCGTCAAAATCACTTGGATTCCAAGTTATTCCATTTTGTGATTTAAAAATAGAACCAGAAAGAGGTTGTTTTGTTACTACAATTTGTTTAGATTCTAGTTGAGTTTGTGACTCGGTATCAATCTCTCCCAATCTAGATAACCAGACTAGATACTCACTTGAGTTTGATAACAAACATATACAATGAAATTCTGATCCAGATAGATAAATCGGTGACTTGAATGTTACTCGCGTGGCCACTGATCCATCGTCGGATACATTTACATCTTTAGGATCTACTACAATCTCACTAAATGGATATACTTTATTCGATGGAAACCCCAAATTCATTGGTCTCAATTGAACCGTTACTGGAAGTTCCGGATCTTTGGAGAAAAAATAAAGATCAACAGAAGTTACAAATATTCCACTCTTTGGCTCTACATAAAAAGATTGTGCTAATGGATCTACTAGTTTCATTTTTTTATCTGTTGATTTTTACTCAAGTTTATTACTATTAATTATTTATTTTTCTAGTTAAATAAAATTTTCAGCATTTTCTTCTCCATAATTTAAAGTCAATTCCTCACCAGCATCAATATCCCTAATAGCATAATGCCTCATTACTTCATTTACTTTATCTATTTCATAATCTACATTTGGATCAAAACTATGATTATACAATCCACAAAAACCCATTCCTATAATACTAAATTCATTATCTAAATTGTAACTATAACTTACACAAGAAGGAGCATTATTTAATTCTTCTAAAGGTACTTTAAAGTAAGGAAATTCCTCTAAAATTTCATATTTTTTTATTGAATCTTTTGCAAAAACTCCCCATCTATGTATATTTGATCTTTGGACTATCAT